GATAAAGAATGGTCGATTAAAAAACCTGAAGGTAGTGGTGATGTTATGCCGGTATTGGTTGACTTTGCTCACGGTAAACCAATGTTTGTTATTCACACTGACCACCACGATACTCAAGCGGGGGTTGAATCAGGGACCGCAACAAACTTTAGGTCGTCAAGGTCTAATGTTGAAACTATATCACAATCAATATCACCGAAAGAATTATTTCCAAACGATGACTTGTTATTAATTTCAACAGTTGATTCGGCGAATTTCGCACCAAACGATATTACAGTTGATGAGGTAAATAACTACATCTTCAACTTAGATAAAGAAAAATCAGTTCCAAAAAACAAAATGGCACTTGGTTTAACGATTAATAAATTATTATTGGCGTTTAAAAACAAACCTGGGTTCTTAGAAGAATTGGTTATGGAATCAACACCATCTTTACTTAATATCTTAACTAACATTAAGAGGATTATGAAAGAGAAGGGGTTCGCATCTGTTGACGTTTTACAACAAAATAGAGATACTTACGTTCAATCAATGAAAAATCATCCTAACGTTAAAGTTATGGATAATATCATCGTACAATACGGTGGTGGTAATATGATGAAACCAGGTTCTTATGATAGATACACACCATTTAAAAACAATCCTGAAGCTGACTTTATAGTTATTGCTTGGCCGTTAGGTTTAGTTCAAGCATCTTGTAATCCATTCAAAAAGGAAAGAGCATTGAAAGGTGTTAATTTAGGTGAGATTAAAGATGAGGTGTTAAGTAAATGGGAATCTCAATTGAAACAAAAAGAAGTTCCGTTATCAACAATTAAATGGGTCTCTGAGAACAAATTGAACACTGAGTCTGTTGGTTTTACGTTTAAAGATTTTGAAGCATTGTATGGTGAAAAATTTAGTAAGATTAATAACGGACCTCAATTACTGGGCATTATTAATGATATAATGCAAAAACCATATAATAGTTTAAGTGATAAACAAAAATCCATAATGGAGAAAGTAACTGTTAGTGCTTGGGATATTATTATGGCAAACAGTGGAGGTCACAAATGTATTACGAATATATCAGGACTTAGTTATTTAGGTAAAAACCCTCAGAAATTTTCAGGTGGTGGTAGTTATCAAAAAAGTGAAGAAGATTCACCATCTGTTAAATTCACCAAGATGATTCAAAATGAATTTGTAAGAGTCTTACAACAAAAAATACAAGAAGGTTAAAATTCTATTCGGTCGTCAAGTTTAATTCCTAAACGTTTGCACGTACCACCTTTAACTTCTAAAATCATATCACCTTCACCACAATAGTTTCCACAATCTTTTGATTTACAAGGGGGACAATTGTGGTGGATGTTTGATATCACACCATCTTTAATAAAGATAATATCCAAAGGAATTACACAATTTTTCATCCAAAAACAATGGTCGGTATCGTCCATTAAAAATAACATACCTTGATTAGGTGATGTGAACTTTTTCCCCATCATACCGGTTGATTTATCCTTGGGGGTAATCATAGTTTTTACTACAAACTTGTTATTATTAATTCGAATATTCATATCTATAAATATTGTGAGGTTAAATAAAATTAACTATATTTGTTTCTATGAAATCGAGAGTGAATATAGTTAACAAGAAAGTTAAGTTCGAATACTTTTTCGTTGAGACATTTGTCGTTGGGATTAAACTACAGGGTTCTGAAGTTAAATCAATCAGTGATTCAAAAGTTTCAATGACTGACACGTATTGTTACTTTAAGAATGGTGAGTTATATGTTAAAGGATTAAACATTGCTAGTTCTAATGTGTCATACGCTCACGAACCTATGAGGGAACGTAAATTGTTAATGAAGAAGAAAGAATTACGTAAACTTGAGAACGAATTAATTAATGGGTTAACGATTATTCCGTATAAATTGTATCGTAATGAGACCGGATTGATTAAGATGGAGATTGTGTTGGCTAAAGGTAAGAAGTTATGGGATAAGAGAGATTCGATTAAAGAACGAGATATAAATAGAGAATTAAAACGAGGTTTATGACAAAGGTATTAAAAGGTAAAATTGTCCACCAAGGTGGTGAACTAATGGTTGAACATTCCCCAAAGAAAATATTTGGTGAGTTAAGAGGTAGTAGTGTTGAAAAAGTATTTTACAGTTACGACATTCTTGACCCATTCACTGAGCATAATTTAAAAGAGGGTGATGAGGTTGAATTTGTAATGGAATTATATATTGATAACGGAGGTTCATTTAAATTTTGTGAAATTGTAAAATAGTATTATATTTGTTGAAATAATTAAAGGATATGAAAACAATAGAGATAACACCACAAGAATTAAGAATGGCAACAAGACCTAACATCTATCGTAATAAGAAAAAATATTACAGAAAGAGTAAGCACAAGAATTCAGAAATTTAGTATATTTGTAAAACATTTAAAATTTGAGATATGGTGATTAATAGTTTTCATAACATTAAAATAGAACACGAGAAGTTTGGACTTGTATTAGATGAGACATTCATTGATGGAACACAATTCAAACTATTCCTTAAAGCGATTCACGGGTGTTTAGTTGAGAAAGAAGATTTAACATTCTTCAACGGAACTGACTTCTTAGTTCACGTTCCATTTAAACATTTGGTTGATTCAATTATCAAAACAGGTAAGACTGAGTATACCTCATCAGACCACGTTAAAAGTAAAATCGAAGCATTGGTAACAAAATGATGAAACTAATTTACATATTGTTGGTGGTGTTGGGGGTGAGTTCTTGTTATAAAGAAGACCCCCAACCAAAAGAGAGTAAACCTATCATCACATATCCATATGTGACAGACACAGTTACAGATTCAATACCAACATTGAAAGGTACGACTTGGGTATTAACGGGAATTAGAATTGGGGGAATAGGAAATCCTGTGAATGTTAGTGATACGTTACAGTTTACATCTAACACAAGTTATAAATACAATGGGTATGTCTCAAAATATTCATTGTATTATACCGGTGGTGGTTTTAATATGACGATTAACGGAACGTCTTGGGGTAATTTAAGTGGGACAATCTACGAATACAATTTAAAGAGTGGTAAGATTGAAGGTTTAAAGTTCATTGATATAACGCCAGGTTCGAGTAATCAAACAAATTATTTTCTTTGGATGAGTAAAATCTGATTGATAGTTTGAAATATTATGTGTAAGTTTGTTAACAATTAAAAATCTATGAGTTATGAAATGAAAAGTTGGTTAAATTTAAGTAGTAATGGTTGGTTGGTATTGGCCTCTACGATTGTCTACATCAGTGTCCTTACAATGATATTTGAATATGTCATTAGTAGAGAATTTCCGATGTTCTTACAAATGATATCAGTGTTTTTTGGGTTATTTTACACTGTATTCCAATTAAAAACAATTGCCCGATATGTTATAAATTTATTTAATTTTAAAGAAAAAGAAGAAGAAGTATGATTACAATTATTTTATTAGTATTGTCATTGGTTGTTGCGGGTGTAATGATTTTTAGAGGTGTTGCGAATGATGACACTGTGAGTTTAAGGAACGGGATTATCGTTGGTGTATTGGGGATTATTATCTCATTAATTCAACCATTCTCAACAGAAAGAGTTGATACAGGTAACGTTGGTATCAAAGTTAATTTAACAGGTGATGCTCGTGGTGTATCGAAGTATGAGTACAAAACAGGTTGGGTGGTTTATAACTCTTGGACTGAAACAATGTATGAGTTCCCTGTGTTCCAACAACACATTGAGTATGGTGACCAAATGGTAATTACTAAGGGTGGATTTACCACAACTATTAACCCTACGTTTAACTACAAATTGAAATCGAGTACGGTTGGGGATATGTTCCAAAACTTGAGATTACCGATTAAAGAGGTTGAACAAGGATGGTTGAAAAACGCAATCGTTGGTGCGGTGAATGACGTGGCGAATACTTGGTCTGTCGATAGTATCTTTAACCACCGTGAAAACTTCGAGTCTAATATTGTAGTCGAATGTAATAAACGATTGATTAAATGGTTTGACGTATCTCAGTTGAGAACTAATATTACACCTCCTGAGGCATTACAAGAATCAATTATCGCAAAAACAAGAGCTATCCAACAAGCTGAAGCGTCTAAACAACAAGCAATTGCTGCTCAGGCTGACGGTCAACGTAAAATCGCAGTTGCGAAGGCTGACTCCGCTGAAACTGTCATCAACGCATCCGCTAAGGCAAGAGCGATGGATTTAACACAACAAAAGTTAACACCTTTGTATGTTGAATACAAGAAAATTGAGAAATGGGATGGGCAGTTGCCGACTACAATGGCGGGTGGTTCAGGAACATTCTTGAATATAAAATAAGAAACATAATACAATATGGTAACGACAATGGTGTCGTTACCATTAATAACCAACAACCAAAACTTATAGAGATGAAATTAGATGTGTCAAATTTATTATTAAACGATTTAGTTGAACTTAGAGATAAAATCAATGGAATGATTTGGGAATATAAAGATGGTCACATCTACATCTGTAAGGTTAGGTCTTATGGTCGTAATTGGGAAGAAAAGGGTATTACTAATATAAGTAGATTGAGAGACCTATGTTATGACTATGATGGTGAAAACGGGATTGTTGACATCTACACGACAAATACTGACTTAGGTGAAGGTTTTTATAACTATGGTGATACTAAAGTTATAAAATCACTTGAGGATTATGAGAAGTGGAATAAACACGAGGTATTAACTAATCACCTCCAAAGGATAGAACAAGAATTACGTGATGATGCTGAGGACCAAGAGAAACCTTATAATCAACGACGTTCTCATTTTAGAACATACTACACTCAGGAAATGGTTGATGAACTGAAGGAAGATATAAAAAACCTTCCAATGGATTTTGAACTTCCAACAAATTATTTTCAGTATGAAGATGCTGAGTAATTGAAAATTTGTTTATATTTGTATATATAAAACAAATGGATATGAACTCAGAAACTATGGCAACGTTATTATTGATTGGAACATCAGGATATATTATCTTTAAGTTTTGGAAGACAGCACTAAAACTTGTGTTAGGTGTGATATGTTTTTGTGTGGTTTACACATATTTTTCATTAAAAAAATATTTCAACGGTTCAGTTGAGGGTAAACAAAAAATAGAACAAGTAGTTGGGGAAACAGTCAAACAATCGACCCCAACATATATAAACGAATAACGTTTCTTTGTGTCGTATAACAAAGTGGTGGATGTGCCTTTACGGCCCCAAAGGGAGATTTCGGTCTCCCTTTTTTTATTTAGATATATTTATAACTAAAAGGTGTTATGGGAACAATTATTATAAATGAAAAACAATTAGAAACCTTAGTTAATAGGTTAAAAGATAATATTAATGAAGGTGGTAATCACGATAACTCTCGTTATATGTTCTTTAGTAATTTGGAACAAATGAAGAGACAATGTGAAATGTTATTGGATATGGATGAAACAACAATTAATGAGATATTAGAAAACGGTCACGATTGGGCTCAGGACCATATTGCTGAAGCGAAAAACAATATGGACCAAGTGTTTGATTTCTTAATGAATGAGACTAAAGGTGAAGGTGAGGATGATGAAGACTATGAAGATGATGAAGATGAGGAATTAGATGATGATGGTTATGAGTTTGGTGATGATTTTTAAATAAAAAGTATTTGATATTAAAGAACCTTTATCTTATAATTAGATAAAGGTTTTTTTATGGAACATCCCCAAGTTAATTTCAATCAGGTGTTTGTGGACCACCGAGGAACATTCGCTCCACTATCTTTAAATTCCTACGATAAGGAATGGTTACAAAGTAACATTAGTATTAACCCCCAAATGTTTACTCTAAGAGGTTTACATTTCCAAGTTGGGGATAAGGCTCAGTCCAAACTAATTAAAGTCATTAGTGGGTCTATTGTTGATTTCATAGTTGATATTCGTGAGGATTCACCTGAATATATGAAATTGTATCATTATAATATGGTGTCGGGTGCTGAATTACTAGTACCGAGGGGTTTTGCTCACGGGTTTATGACAACGCAACCAAATACGGTAGTACAGTATTTAGTTGACAATGTTTATTCACCCGAATCGGAAGGGTCTATTTATTGGAAAGAGATTGAAGGGTTGTACGATGTTTTGAATTTTGCGTCATACTTTAAAGAATTAGAAGATGAAGACATTATAATGTCGGATAAAGACTATATAACTAAAAATTTTAAACTAAACAAATAAACAGAACAAATATGTTATACGAGAACGAAATTAAAAAATTAGACGTGTATTTTGAAGGTAAGTATCTAATTGATGAAGAGAAAGACCTTGAGTTAAAAAAAATACTAAGTTACGTTATTGAAGAACGTAAGAAGTTCAAACAGATGGTGAAAGAAACTCCAAACGATATGGATTTAGGTAAACTAGTGAGAAGTTATTATAGAAATTTAAATGAAAGCGAAACGATTTAAAATTGATATACCTGAAGGCATTAAAGGTATGACTTTGAACCAAGCAAAAATTGCTTGTATTAGTGAAGGGTATGTGTTACAAATAAGTGATAAGTCAATATTAAGTAAGGAATTACCTGAGACATATATTGTTACTGTTACTGAACTTGATTCGGATGGTAAAATATTAAACGCTAAGTACGGTAAATAAGGATAATCGGTATATTTATAATAAAAACATATGAATATGAAAATAAGTAAACAAGATATATTATCTCGTAGATTAATGGAACAAGAAGAAGAGAATAATGACGTTGAAAAATCTGAGGGTAAAGTAAGTGGGTCATTTGTTGATATCGTATCAGGAATTTTACATTCAAGAACTCAAATACATATATATCATTTACAAACTAAATCGTTTGCGGTTCATAAAGCCTTAAATGATTATTATGATGGTGTTGTTGATTTGTTTGACGGTTTGGTTGAATCATATCAAGGTAAACACGGAATTGTTGAGGACTACAAGTGTGATGGTTATGATAACTACACTAGTGTTAATAGTGCTATCGAATACTTACAGAAATTGGATAAGACAATTGAAGGTTCAAGAAAGTCAGTCAAAGAAAGTTTTATTCAAAATCAGATAGATACAGTTCAGGAATTAATCTATTCAACTATTTATAAGTTGAAATTCTTGGAATGATATACTTTTCATAGTATTTTAATTTTTACCCCAATTTTAATTAGTTGGGGTTTTTTATTATATTTGTTTTATGGATGAGAAAGTAAAACATAAGTTAGCCGAATTACTTGTTGATAAGACAAAATTAGCCGTAAATTACGAAGGGATTAACTTCATCCAATTCAGAATTGAATTTCCATTTTTAAAAGGTGGTGTTTGTAAGGATTACTATTTAAAACTTCAGTTGGAAAAAAATTCTTGGAATTTTGGAATGCCACCCAATTATCACTTAATCACTTACTTAGAAACTTTATTCAAAATTAAAGATGAATCAATAATAAACGAGATTCGTGAATTATATCTTGATATATTTGAAGAAAGAATTAAAAATTTACGAGGATATCTATTGACACATTAAAATAAAATCTATATGATTGTTATATAAGAAAAAAGATAATAATATGACAATCAAACAGGCGTTAAAGGAGAAGAACCGATTGATTAAAGCAATCGAGGATGAGTTCAAAAAAGTGTACTCATACAACTCAATAGATGAGGGTAATGTTAGACCATACTCAACGGTTACGGCATTGGAAAACATAATGACTTTGGAAGAAGGTCTAATCGACATCAAAACAAAAATCCATAGAGCAAATATGGGTGTTTACAATAAGATTTTCAGATTGTCTGAGTTGAAATCTTTGGCGAAAAGATTAACCCAAATTAATTGTGATGAAGGTAAAGTAACTGACAGATACTCAAGAACGGAGCCGTCAGTTAAAACTGCTGAAGTGTCAGTTGTTGATAGAGACTCACGAGTTAAAATGATTGAAGAAGAAATTGAGTTATTGCAAGAAGAGTTAGATACTCACAACGCAACCACATCAATATAATCGGACTTGTTGTTGACTAATAAATCATTACTATATTCTTCAGAGATGTTCGATGTTTATGACCGTGATACCGACTCAAAGTTCAACCATCAAATTTATTCAAGGTTCACCAATTAAAAATTAAAACTCGTCTACCTGGGATTTGTTTTTCAACACAATAAGATTATATTTCCCCCCATCTGTTAAAGGTGGGGGTTTTTTATTATATTTGTTTTTAGTAATATTTATTGATATGGAAGACAAAAAATATATAGAAATCTTTAACAAATACTCTAAAAACGCGGTTGATATTGAAGGTATCAAATTTACGTTGATAGGTATCAATAACCCTGGTGTTGAAAACCAATTAATCAACGAACAATTGGTGTTTAGAATGTCAAATGACGATGATTTATCTTATACTGAAGTTTCGTTAGTTGAATTAATTCGGGATAAAGTTCTAAAGTTTAACAGGTTATTTAGTTTGGGGAATTTTGGTTTTGATGAAATTGAAATTGAAAATGCTGATGGAGTTTACATTGGTAAAGGTGATAATGTGGGGGAATTAATTAGTGGTGTGTTTGAGAATACTACAAAATTAAAAACACACAAATATTACTCAACTGATTATGGTCAAGAAGTGGTAGATGTGTTTATGGTTAAACACATTTCATTTAAATATGAAATGGATGGTGACTTTATTAGATTTGTAAATAAAGTAAGACCAATTAAAGCTTATGTTGTTGGGGTTAACTCAAGACAACCTGTTGGTGAACTTGACCTTGAAGATGCTGAATATGTGTATCAGGAAGGTTTTAGTGGTTCGTATGAGGAAACTGAATTGAATTATACTAAGATGGATTACCTTGATTTTCCTAAAAGGTTTATGGATGGAGAATTCCAATCAACTTATGTCTATACCGATTTTTTATAAAAAAACCCCCAAAATAGGGGGTTTTTATTATTTGATATCAGTTGATTCTAATAATGTGTAACTAAATTTGTTACCGTGGATTTTAGCTGCTCTTTTACAGATTTTCATAAACTCGTTAAAGTCTTTAACTCTTTTGAATACCTGACATCCTTCAGACCAATTTTCAACCCAAGTCGAATCTGTTCCTGCTTTGTGAATGTTAATACCAAACATACCTTCATCAATTAAAGTCTCTTCGAATATTAAATCTTTATTAGCGTCTCTCCATACTTTTACTTTTGCCAATCTTTGACAAAGAGCTTCGTATTTTCCTTGATGTAAATCAACCGCCCAAGTAGTTCTATATTGATTTGGAACTAATCTAGCAACACCTTTTTTATTGTGGAATTGTTGAACTCCTTTTTTACCTGGGTCACAGGTTGCGTTCCAACAATAGAATTGCCAAACACCTTTCTCATCTTTAAATGAAATTGTGATATGGTCATCAAATACGTTAGTTACTTTTTTAGCAACTGATGGTGAGTTGTTTCTAACACCAACGATATTAACATCATAACTTTTATTTGATTTGTCCTCAAACCACACATAACCTTTAGCCTTTAACGCTGATTCAATCTGTTCTCTTGTATAAGACATAATTTAAATTTTTTTTGTTTATTTTAATTATAAATATGTGGTGGGGTATATTTATAAGTTTAACCCCCGAAAAGATATGAACGAGACAATTTTTGACTATGACGACGATGAGTTTGGAGACCACGTTATCTGCACATTTTAATGTGAATGGTATGGATGAAACTATTGGAAAATTGATTAAGAAGATAATTGATAAACAATTAAACTCGCCGCGGTGTGGCGAGTATTCATCTCAAATTGATTATGATAAAATCATAAAAGATTTAAAGAAATTGAAAAAAAGGTTGAGTTCTGGTATGGTTATTGATGATGATAAGTAAAACTTATATTATGATACACAATACCGAAGCCATATTACAAACAACATTAGGTTCTGTTGTTATTTTAGTTGTAATCACACAATTGATTGTTAGTAAAGTGAAGGGGAATTAAATTGGTTTAACATAACGTTCGCGAATACCCCAATCATCCATTGAACCATCTAAATGGTCCTGACTTATTTCTTTACCACTATATAAATCTATCGCACCGTCATATTCTAATTCCTTAAATAGATTAATAGCGTCGGAACTATCACCATACGACTCAACTTCTTCCATGTATTCAGTTCTAACAATATTAGACTCAACAACCCAATAAGGTATTTGATAAGTATTAAATTGAGGTTCAATTAAATTATCGTAATCTTCGTTTGCTAAACTATCGTCGTTTAATTTAATAAAATTAACAATGTATGATGTGTCAAGTCTTAAATCATCAGATTTAATACCAAATAATTTAAGTAATTTACTAACTTGGTTTAATATATCACCATATTCAATATAATCAAACTCACGGTCTAAGATATTTTCAAGTAAATCTGTGGTTTTATAAAAACGTTTAACAATCGTGTGTCTTAATTTTTCAGGTTGTTCTCCTAATCTCATAATGTTAAATTTATATGTATAAATAGTTGAGTTGTATAATAAATTTAGTTACCTTTATTAAAAAGAAAATTATATGCAAACATTAGTATTTAACACAACAACAAAAACTGCGAAACTTTATGAAGGGATTGCGGAAAGTACAACCCTAATCGCTCACTACACTGACGTTCCAACTGTGAAAGTTTTGGATGATGGGTATTACCAAGTAATGCAAAGAGACGCATTAGAAAAACAATTACCTGTATTAAGAGTTCCAATCGCTAACACCAATATGTTTATTAAAGAGTAATGAAATCAATCGGTCAAATTTTTAGAAGTAACAGAGAATTAATGGATGAACCTGAAGTTCAGGAGTTAATAGAATATTGCCGTGAATTGGAGGGGCAAGTTATGGATAGAAAGATTGATGATAATTACGATAAGGAACACGTTCTACGTAGTATGTTAAAGGACATTAGAACGGGAATTGACGACACATTAAAAGACGACGAGGAATCAATCAGATTCAATGAAACACCAAGAGTTGATTTTAAAGAAGCTATGATGAATTTGAAAAAGTTCCTTGCCGAAATGTGTTTAATTAACAAAATTATTTTATGAAGAAAAGAGTTTATTTGGTTGATATAGATGGGACCATCTGTGATGATATTAAGAATGAAGAAAGTCATTTGTATCCTGATGCTAAAGTATATGATGGTGCTTTAGACGAATTAAATAAGTTGTATGATGAAGGTAATATAATTACATTCTTCACCGCCAGAGAAAGTAAAGACCGTGAGGTTACGGAAAAGTGGTTGAACGATAATGGGTTCAAGTATCACGGATTAATCACTGATAAACCAAGAATCAAAGATGCTCAGGAGTATGTTTGGATTGATAACATTCCAATCAGGGGAATAACTTACAAAGGAAAGTGGTCTCCAATCATTGAGAAACAATTATTCTGTGATGAGGTCAAATCAATGTTAATGTTTAAGAAATAAAAAAGGGGTCTAATTCGACCCCTTTTCATTTAATAAAGGAATTATTTTAACCTTTATACGTCCTACCTTATGATTATCTAACTTGCCAAATGATTTTTTACTTAAATCAATTCTGTTGTATGATTTATTACCCATTCTATCGGTAATCTCAACAGTATCTGATTTGTTGTTTGATAAGTTAATAACGATAACTTTAGTGTGTAAAGGTAAGTGATTGTAAGCTGCCGTTGAATGTTCTCTATGAACTTTAGGATGTCCTGTGGTGTCATACCAAGTTGCGGTGTGAACATCAGGACTATTAGTAATTGAGATTAAAGACAGCCATAAAAAAAGAACTAATACTCTCATAGGATATAAATATACGTATAATCTTGACAAAAGGAAAGATTTGAATATTTATTAATAAAATTGAAATATGAAAAATAAGATTATTATAACAGAATCTCAATATGAAGCTCTGTTAGAAAGTTTAAAAGAACAGACAAATAGTATTGGTTGGGGCAAAAAAACACTTCATTTTGGTAATAGACAACTTAAAAAAAATGAGTTTAGTCAAAGTGGTGGTAAATATACTGTAACAATACCTGAAAATCAGTGGGATGCGTATATTACTAAAAATGAAAACGAAATAATCTCAATTTTTAAGAAAAATGGTTCTAAACAAAGTATAACCAATTGGGGTGAAATTAAAGCAAGTGATAAAAGATTTGCAGTTGGTATATTAGAGGCGTTTATTAAAGGTGATTATACTAGTATTCGAATTACTAAAAAAGGTGAAGTGGTTACAGAACCTGAAAAAACTGATGATAGTAAAAAATATCCTGCTGAGTCATTTAGTTTGCCGGCATCAGTCCCACCTAACTCAGATTTCTTTGTTAATAATGAGTGGATTTTAACTGATGTGTTTAAACAAATGGTTGAAACGGACATTGTTAGTGTAATTAACACTAATGTTGCTAGAATCATCCAACAAATTCCTGAGGCGAAAGACAGAACTAATGTGTATTTAAAAAGTTTAAGTATTGATACGTCTTGTTCGACATTACCTAACGGGGTTCCTAAAAGTAGTCCAGGTGCAGGAAAATATTCTAAGGGGATAACATTCGTTCAGTTATCAACTGAAAGAAATAACGCGGCTAAACAATACATAATTGATAGATTAAAACAATTAAATGTGGGGATAGATGATAATACTGTTATTACTCAAAATCCTAACGGTTCTAATACAGGTAATTTACTTGGGACTTCAGGACCAACTTGGAATTCATCATTATCTAAAGCTGAAAAAGATAAATTAAGACCTGATTATGAACAGTATAAATATGCTAAGGTAAATCTTGATTTAGTATTTAACACATATAAACCAACTCCTGAACCTATTCCTGTTAAAACACCACCAACTGTAATAGGAAATGTTGATTATGATGTTAGAATGACCAAATATAAAGGTGGGTTTAACATTACGATACCGCCATTTCGTATCAAATTCGGTAAGAATAAAGGATGGAAAGGTAGTAGAAGTTTGGCTTGTAGTTATTTTGATAAATAAAGAAAAAGGGGTATATTACATACCCCTTTTTTTATTTTGTCATACCTCTAACAACGATATTGAATGTGTAACCTGATAATGTCACTCCTATTCCAAATTTTATACATTTTTCAGATAGTAATAAATCCATATGTGTGTCAGAACAAACAAAACTATCAAATATTGTTTCTGCGATTATTTTATTAATATCACCATCAACTTTTTTAGTTGATGTTATAAATAATACTGGTAATAAGTTAATACATTCCATTGTATAGTAACCGATGTTATCTGAGTGTGCGTATTTTTTGGTTAATGTTCTTGAAAATTTTTCACACACATTAGATAAAGAGTCTGAAAATTTAACTGTTGGTTTACCATAGTCTTTTCTAAATTCGTTGAATGAAGAGTATAAGTAATTTTTGATTTTAACTGTATCCATAACAGAGATTAAAGAATCAGTTTTCCAAAGGTCATAATTACCCCCATTTTTTGGTACAGTTTTTCTTGAATTACCTTCAAATTCCCAAATTTTAGAGTATAACTTGTATTTAGTTACCCCTTGAGAGTTAACGTTTAACGTTACTAAGATTGTCAATATCAAGATTAATGTTTTCATAGTATGATGTGTTTGTCTTATAAAAATACAATAATTATTCTTTACTCAAACAATTTCTTGAATATTTATTAATAAACTTTTAGAATGAGAAATATATTAGCCGAACAAATTAGTAAGATGCAATCTATGATGGGTATTCAAGATGACTTACTACTTGAAGCTTCGAAATTAAAAATATTAACAGACAAAGAAGGTTTAGACCAAGACCAAGCGGAATTACTTGATGAATTATGTGGGAGTCTTGCAGTTTGGATGTTAGGTCGTATTAAAAAATATTTAAAGGATGTCAATTTTAGAGATTCGGGTGAAGGTGAGGAAATTAATAAAACCATCATAAATGTGATTAATAATAAAAGTTATGTCAACAGATACCGTCAATCAATTGTTGGTATTATGGATTGGGTACGTGTTGGTTTAAATGGTAATGTAAAACCATTTAAAAACTTAGAATTAGATGAATTAGTTAAAAAGTCAAAAGAATGGCACGATTCATTAGGGGTAGGTAACGGTGATATTAATTATGTTGAGAAAAATGATATAATTAAAGACTTCCGTGATGAAAATGGTAATGGGTTTTATTGGGCTGATTTAAATACTATGGATTCGGAAGAAGAAAAAGAAAGAATGGGGCACTGTGGACGCTCAAGATATGGATATATCTATTCATTAAGAGAAACAAGACCAATCAATGATAAATTTAAAATAAATAAAAGTCATTTAACTGCGGCTATTGGTACTGATGGTATTATGTATCAATTAAAAGGACCTAAAAACTATAAACCAAAAGAAGAATATCATAATTTAATTTTACCATTGTTTTATGTTTTAGGTGGTGAAGGAGAAGAAGATGATTATCTAATTAGAGGGTTTGGTAGTGAATACGCTTCAGACCAAGATTTCAAATTAAGTGATTTACCTGATGAAGTTATCAGAGACTTATATCAAAATAGACCTGAATTGTTTGAAGGTAGAGCGATGATGAGAAAATTGGCCGATATGGGTATAATTGATGCTCCTAATGTTAACTATAATATAACACTTAATATAGACCCTGATGATGTTGGAAGATATGTTGATGGTGATTACGTTTATAGAAGATATAAGAAAAAGGTTACAACACCTGCGGGTAATGAATATGAAAGAACTGTTGAAGTTACAATGTTTGAATTAATATTAGCGGGAGAAACCTGGGATTTATATTATAATGACTATACGGATTGGAGAGATTGTCTTAACTATTACGTAGATGATAAGAATGAGCAAGAAATTAGAGAAATTTTAAGAAAAGTTGCTGAACGTGATGATGATGAATTCATTGCTGAAGATTTTGACGAAATGGATATTGAGGATATTATTGAAAAATATGATGATAATCATAGTATACAAAGTGCGTTAGGTAATGCTCAAAGTAACGCTGAAGCGGATGATTACTCTAATTATTTATATGGATTATTAAAAGATGCGTTACAAGAATATGGGACAATTGAGAAAATGAATGATGAGGGTGTTATCTTACACTTAGACACTGAACGATATTTTGACGATGTTAATCCTGATTATCTTGATGACTATTTTGAACGATGTGATGATGAAATTGAATGTACTTTTAAGGAACTTGTATCTGAAGGTGAAATTGAAAAACCAAAGTGGGACCCTGATGATAGATGGTATCCAAGTGTTGATAAAAATAACTATAATGAAATGTTATCCGATTATCTCTACGATGTAAGAAGTGAATATAATGTAAAATAATTTAAACCCCCAGGTAAAATTGGGGGTTTTTTATTTGGTGGATGTTTGAAGTTGTATTATATTTGTAAAAACGATAAGAGTTATGGAAAGATTTTCAATGAGAGAAGTGTTAAAGGAGAAATACGGTGAAACTGAGAAAAACACTAAAACTGCCAAGTCAACTAAGAAAGTTGAGAAGAAGGGTAACTATGTTGTGAAGATAGTAGATGGTGTTAAATATATGGTATTGAAATAATATGCAAAAGAGAGCGGTAAGTGGTGTTGTCTTTGAAAATTCATTCCAAGGTGATGGTTGGGTAAGACAATCAACTTCACCGAAGTTTAGATGGTCAGGTAATGGTCGTTCAATTATAGACAAAATTAAATCAATTAATTTTAATCCTGAGTTATTTATTTTGGATGAGGAATCACGAATGTCTAAGTATGATATCTACAACACAATCACAGGTAAAAAACGTGAAGTTAAAAAATACACCAAGGAGGGGTTAAACAGTTGGTCTTTATATTCTGAAGCATTCTTCAAGATAGCGTCAAGACACACCGCAAGTCAAATAAGTGTTGATACTTACAATAAATTTGTTGAGGATTACTACGAACATTATAAGAACACAGGTTTATTTGAAAGAGTTATTCACAAATTAACCAAAGATGTTGAAGGTGTACAAATAATTGATACCTTTATACCGATGACAGAATTAGATTTCAAAGTTGATATAGTTAGAAACAGTTGGAAAGGTTATCACAGATTGACAGTATTAATTAAATTAAAATAATAGAAATGATAAATATAACTTCAAAAACATTGATGATTGATATTGAGAATGATATCACATTACATAACGGAGCGATTACAATGACTGTATTACATCAAACGTATACTCATCAGGATAGTGATGGTGAATTATATGTTGATGTTGAATTAACCGACTACTTAAACGTTAAATTTTTAGGTAAAGAAATTGATTATTCAAAGTTGAAATTAAATTTGAAACAGTTAGATGTTGACCTTGATGAATTAGTTCAAAATTCAGTGGAAGATATTGTAACTGATGAGGATGTAGAATATTTAAAACAAATGTATTTAACAATTAAATCACCATATACGAAATAAGATGACATTTGAAAATTTTTTTAATATACTTGATAGTTACAAGAGAGGGTCTGAAATGATATCAGACCTTTACGATTTCGGGTTTGATTTGATGGAAGGTAGATATAAATTATCTGATATCTTATACGAACAATTACAACACTCAATACGTTTTGTCTATGGTGATGAAGGGTTAGATTGGGTGGAATGGTTCATATTTGAAAATAAGTATGGTGAAGGTGGAATGGAGGCGACCGATGAGAGTGGACTAATCTGTCAATCATATGAGGAGTTATTTCAATATTTAGAAAAAAATCATAAGTTATGTATACATTAAAAAGAAGTGATGGTTTAGTTAAAAGGTCCGAAGATGTTAGGTGGATTGAGTTTAACGAAGAAGGTAGTGGTAAAGAAATGCACGAAAAACCTGATGTTGGTTTAAGTTTAATTATGTCACCATTCAATATGTTTTATACTTGGATGACAACTGAGGTTACAGAACTATTGGAAAGTTCAGAAAATTATATTAAATTTAGGACTAAGAATAGTGATTACGAATTAATTAAGGAAGACGATGACTTGGATAAATAGGGATGAGTTTTTAAATAGAAAGACTGACATCAAGATAGATTTTAATGCTGACTTAAAACTGAAGAGTTATGAAGATTATCTTAATGAGAATTTCTTCTATAAGTTGGGTAAGTTATATAAGTCATTGGTCGGTACTAAATTTATGTGTTACGAAGGTGACAACTTAATTACTAAAACAATCACCGAAGTAAAGTTCAACACTGATGTAGTATACGATGAGGAACGTAAAACATATGTTGAAGATAAAAACAAGTTTGTTGCTATGCACGAATTACCGATACCGAATGATTATACAGGGTATAAATTGTTTGTGTATGTGGTTAGTGAAGACGATAAGACTTATGATATTAACGAAATTTATTTTAAACCTGAGAAATGAGAAGAGTTAAAATCCCCATTGATGCTGCGGTCAAGGTAATACCTGAGATTGCTAACATAGGTAGTTTACCACGAAAGAAAAAGAAACAAATGAAAAAGTACTTTGATAAGGTTTTTATGGATAAATTTTATAAATGGTTAGAAAATGGAAAACGAGACTTATGATGAAATGTTGGAGCGTTTAATTGAAGACGCTAAAAAATATGGTTCAGGATTAGAAGCTGCTTTAGACCATCTTAATATGGGGTTTGTTCATCTGTTTAGACATTTAAATGGTAATGATAAACAAAATCTCTTAATAGATTTACAGGAGTATAATGAAAAACTAAAAAAGATATTAGTGGATGAAGGAGATAGTATTTAGTATCGGAAGTTTTATGATTTTTTTCACTGTGATATTAATGGTGAATTATTTTCTACGATTAAAAAGTTTTGGGTTTGATAATAAAAAGTATATTAATTTTTTAGTATATTTGTTATTCGTAGAAATGTTATTATTAGGAATCAGTCAAATTATACTTTAAGATTATGGCAGCAATTACAATGAGTGAGGTGAAGATAGGTAGAACAGTATATCCTGTTAAGAGTGGTGATTATATTTTATATAATGGTGCTTGTTATCAGTTTATAGCGGGTGATGGTAGAACTTTGAAACAAGAAGGGTTTACCGGTTATAGTAATTTGAAAATGCCGATGACACTAATTAAAAAAATACCATTCATTAGAATGACAAAAGTTAATTTCAATAAAAATGGAATGGATTTAGTAAAATGGTATTTCTAAATATAAGGATTACCAAACTCTTTTAAATTTATAAACATATCTTCGATACGTTTACATTCTTTAATGAAGTTAGATGCAATCTCAGGGGGTAATTGGAACCATTCAGTTCCCCCTTCCAACAAATACTTAAAGTAATCTCGTTTCATTACCGTTTCAATTTTTGTATAGTATTCTGATTGGTGTTTACGTAGTAAGACTAACTCGTGGGGATTAGAAGTTTGATGGGTTTTTAGTCTTAACTTGGGGTCATTTTTTGAGATACCGATTTTATATCGTTCAGGTTCGGAACCCCATTCAACTATTAGATATACATAACCATAATCCATATGGTTAAATGTAAATCAAGGGGATTTTAAGTAAATTATTCTTCCTTTCTTATGAATTTTATTTTATTAACATCAATATCAACTCTACCCATATATTCAGGGTCTAATTCACCATTATAGTTCATTTTTGTGTAGAATTTATATTCTTTTGGTAAATATTTGTGATACTTGTTAAGCTGTTTTTTTAACTCAAAATAGTCTTTAAAACAAGGTCTATCTTCAAAACCATCCATTGATGAGTATTGTAGTGGTGCACATAAAGAATAACCTGTCCTCATAAATTCATATTCACTAAAATAGCTAATTACAGGTACTTTAAAATAATCAGATAATTTATCAACATCAACTATAATATCAATACCAACTATTGTTGAATATCTATTAGGTTTATTATCGGTAAATTCCCAACCAACAATATACGGGTATTTTTTATGAACTGTTTTAAGTAACATATCAATACCTTTTAATTGGTTTTCGGTTGGTTCATCTCTAAAAATATCGAACATACAAATAAATAGTTTTGTTTTTAAAATTAAAAAGTTATCTTTGTTCTATAAATATATCACTTATGAGAAAGACGTGTAATGTAGTTGAAATGTTAGAATACGCAAATATGCAATTGGCTAGAACTGATGAGTTTGCAACTAAAGACTTTAAGGTAGGTATTAGTGTTATGATTGAACACATATTACACTTAACAGGTAACTATTCAGGGTTTATGTTTATTAATAACGAAGATTCTGACACAGGAACATTAGGTTATTACAGTAGATATTATTTTACTAACAGAAAATTGGAAAAAAAATGACATACGATGAAATGAAAGAGTTTTTGGAGTCCATTGGTGGGCTTGAAAATGGGTTTTTTACTGACCAACCCCCAATTACTGACCCACATTTTTTTGGTGTAAAAGAAGGTTGGTTTCAATTAATTAAAGACTTGATTGTTGACCTAAACAAAATGGGGTGGGATAAACAGGTAGTTCAAGTTAAAGAGAAGTTTGGTGGGTTGAGATTTTATATCAATTCAAGTATTGATAATGATGAATTACACGAAAGGGTATTCAAGGCTGAAAAAGATAGTTATAAAATATGTGAGGTATGTGGGGAACCAGGTCAAGTTAGAAATAACGGATGGTATTTAACCCTATGTGAATTACACAAAAGAGAAGGAGATAATTGAATGAAAAAGGTTAGTTTTGATTATGATGGAACATTAGCATTACCTCACGTTGAGGAGTTTGCTAAGGAGTTAGTGGACCAAGGATATGATGTTTGGGTGGTCACTTCAAGAGTGGGTGATGACAATTTAGATAAGTCATTCCAACCTTGGAAATCACCTGATTGGAATCGTGATTTGTGGGACACTTGTTTAAATGTGGGTATACCTAAAAGTAAAGTTGTATTCACAAGTTTTGTGGATAAGATTGAATTTTTGAAAGGAAAGAATTATATTTTTCATTTAGATGATGATTTGTATGAGTTAACCGCGATTATGGAATCCAAAGATGGTTGTATGCCATTGAATGTTGGTCACTCAGATTGGAAAAGAAATTGTTTAGAAGAATTAGAAAAACATAAAATATGAAAAAAAACAGACGTAGAGCGGTCCACGCTGAGTTAATTAGAGAAAGTAGAGATAACCCAGGTTATTTCAGGTATAACATTACCATCAGGGAAAAAGATGGGATGGAACACGTAGTTCCTGCTTATGGTAAAGATATGCAAGATGCAATCGAAAGATTGTTATGGAATGAAAGGGTTGATAAAGTAACCAAATCAAAAATAATGGCACCAAGTTTTGCTTTATTATTACTTGCCGTTGTTGCATTATCAGGTATGACGGGTGTAATCTACGACAATCCATTATGGGTTGCTGGTGGTCTTGGATTTTGTGGTGTTTCATTATTATTAACATCATTGGTGGATAAATATTTAAATAGAAAATAATATGACAAGTAGAGATTTTGCGTTTTGGTTGCAAGGATTCTTTGAAGTTGCAAACCCAATTTCTATCGGTTCAAAAGAAACTGAAATGATTAAGAGACATTTAAATCTTGTTTTCAAACACGAGATTGACCCGGCAATGGGTGATGAAAAACACCAACAAGTGTTGAATGAAATTCATACCCCAAGTAAATGGCCGTCAACATTTTCAAACCCTGATAAAGAAATATTACGTTGTTGATTATGAGTGAATTTGAATTTCCTAGTTATAATCAGTTTGAATGTACTGATGGACCTAAGTCAGGTGCTGTTGTATTAAAAGAGTTCGTTGTTCGATGGGATTACAATGGTGATGGTAGTATCACCGTATCATTGAATAATAGTGACGATAAACTAATCCAAAGTTTGGAACATACAAAATCAAAAGTATGAAAATAGATTACTTGGTTGATAATTTTGAAGGTGAAGATTTCTTAGTTGCTGACGGATTTGACGATGCTATTATAGGTGTTGATGAATCTACAATGAGAGTCATTTATTCGGTTTCAAAGTCTATCGAAATTTTAATGAAAGATAATATGACATATGAAGAAGCTAACGAATATTTTTATTTTAATGTTAGCGGTTCTTATGTTGGGGATAAGACACCAATTTGGTGTTTTGATAATTGTTTAATTAATCAAAATTGATATTATGTTAGAACTCGTAAAAATAAGTCATAACGCTGATAAAGCGACTGCGATTAAACTAATATCGCAAACATTGGAAAATTATGGATTAGTGGTTAAAGTCCACGAAATTAATGATGAAGAAACAGTATATTCAATTGATGTTTTAAAATAAAAAAGTATGGGTATTTCAATTCACGTTGATTTAGATGAGGTTTACGACCAAATGGATTCTTGGGATAAAAAAGAAATGGTTAGTTTCCTTCGTGATGATGGTTATTTAACTGAGGAAAAAACACCTATTAATGAAGGTGTTAGTTTACAAATACCATTGGACGCAACGTTTGAACAGGAACAACATTTAAGGATGATTTCAAAGTTAGGTGGATTATTTTATCGTATGAGTGATGAGGATATGGAAATAATTCGTAATATTGTAAAAAAGTATTAGTGTTATGAAGAAAAAAGATTTCAAATTCAATACAAAAGAACGTAAGTCAGTTAACGCAGACTTAAATGATTTCTGTTATTTGGCAAAACCTCACGACTTCATTGAAGTTACTGATTGGTCCAATCTTGATGGTTATGATATCACATTAAATGATAAACATATCTCATTAACAAGAGGTGAGTTGGATGCAATTAAAGCGTTAGTTAAAAAATTAAATAAATTATGAAAAAATTATTGTTAGGATTGGTAGTTGGTGTTGGATTAATTTCTTGTACTGAGAATTCAAGAGTTAAAACATTTGGTGGAACAGGTGATATCAATTTACCAAAAGGTCAAAAGTTGGTTAATGCTACTTGGAAGGGTGAACAGATTTGGTATTTGTCAAGACCATTTCGTAAAGATGAAGACGCTGAGGTTTACAGATTCCAAGAAGAATCAGGTTGGGGTGTTGTTGAAGGAACATATTACATTCACGAAACAAAATAAATTATGAACTTATACGAAACATATCTTAATACTAAATCATCAGGTTCAGTTGAAGATAGAATTGAGGTGATGAACGACATCATCAGACAAAATCCTAAGTTAATGGATTATATTGAAACCAAGATTGATTCCTGTTATGGGACTCACATTGTTTACTTGGTTAATATGAGGATTAACGGTGAAGATATGTTGAAGATAGGTTATACCAAGAATTCAGTTGATGGTAGATTTGGAGAACATAGATATGCCGGTAGAGATAGTTTGGAGATTATTGAGAAAATTCGAGAAGGAAAGTTACAAGCCAAAGGTGCTATTGAGTTCGAGAAATCACTTAAAGAAAAGTTTAAAGACTTCAAGGTCACAACAGATTTAACACTACCTGGTAAAGGTGAGTTCTATGATATCGTTTTCTATGATGAAATGATTAGGGTATACGACGAAGAATATCCCAAATTTATAAATGTTATCGGTTTAAAGTCCCCTAATTAATGTTAGGGGATATTTATTTATATGAAAGTTATAATTACGGAATCTAATTTAAAAGATGCGATATTCAGATATTTTGATAATCAGAAAAGTAAAGGTCAACAACCTTATGTAAGTAGTAGACTGTATAAATTATTTAAAAGTGATGAAGACACTTTGTTGGATTACTTATTTGATTACCTTGGTGGTAGAGACGGTGCTACTGAGGTTGCTAAAAAAATGTTAAAAGAATTACCTGATAGGATTAAAATAAATGACGCACAATTTGAGGGTGAGTTTTATTATTCAATCTATGATGTAGGTAGTGAGATTAACCCATATGATGGTTATTTACCTGTGTTTATAGATTGTTATGGTGATGTTAATGGTGCTCCTGTATGGAATGATGATAATGGAGATTACGATTATATTGATACTACATTATATGATTGGTATTCGGAGTTGGATATGACTGAAGGTTGGGAAGTAAAAGATACTTTTGTTTCAGATATTAATGGTCAATTTTTTGATTTGATAACACGATATACGGGTGTACCAATTAATGTTGAATCATTCTCAGTAATTGATGGATAAAAAATAAACCCCCTTAATTGGGGGTTTTTTTATTTATAGTTTACACAAAAGAATGTCGTTGAATTTATATTGAGGTGTACCTTCTGTTTCAAGGATGTCAATTCTATTAACATATCGTTTATTCATTGTGTCGGTTACTTTATACACACCTGATTTTTTACCTGCATTAGTAATCAAAACCTCATCACCATAATCAAATTGACCACCCCATCTTTTTAATAAGTTACGACTCATAGCAATCCATTTATGTTGACTAGCTTTTCTTGGGTTTATCTTATACATTCCCGCAGTTATTAGTGGGTCTTTATCACATTGTTTAACAACAGGATAATACATTGTTGCCGTAAGATGTTTTAAAACCTTTTTAGATTTCTTCAACGTCTTGAATTGGACTGTCACTTCAAATGATTTTGGTTTCTCAACCTTTGACACAGTTTCTGTTTTGTGTTTCTCATTTAATTCCTTGGCTAAGTTCATCATATAGACTACATAGGAATGGTAATACATACCTAACACTAAAATAACACTCGATTTGAAAAGCTCTTTAAGATTCATAGTTTTTAAGTTTATTGGTTACGAATACGAAGATAGTTAATATTTAAAATTTGGGGGTCTTTTAATTTCCGAAATAAATTACTATAATTAGAGATATGAGTAGAGTTAATTTGATTGCGTCAACGGGTTTAATCTTCAATGAAGATAAATCAATGGTGTTAGGTGTATCACGTAAGGATGATAAGACTAAGTTTGGTTTACCTGGTGGTAAAGTTGATGAAGGTGAAACAATGTATGAAGCATTGGTTAGAGAATTAAAAGAAGAAACAGGATTGGATGTTATAAAGGCGGTCCCAATCTATTTCAGAGAGGATGGTGTATATGTGACCGTGGTTTATTTAATTAGTGAATATTCAGGTGATATATATACAGAAGAGGTCGGTGTCGTTAAATGGGTTACATTTGAAGAATTGAAACACGGGGCGTTCTCAGAATACAATACAATGTTGGAGGAACATTTGAAATTTATAAATTATATCTAATATGTTAGTCGAGGGGGAATATAATTATGCTAAACTAATTACTATTGAAGGTGATGTTGTTGCAGTTGCTGCAATGGAAGTTGGTTCAGAAAACGAAGCAGATATCGTAAATTGGGCGTTAGATAATGATGTAACGTTAGTTAAAGTAACTGAACAAGAGTTTTTGGACTTTGATAGTGATTATGATATAGAATTTGGAAAATAATTTATCTCAGGTGTTGTGCATATCCAAAAGATAGTTATATTTGTAGTGTGTGAGTGTCACACAGGATGTCAGAACTCCTAACTTACAATCTGACCATTAAGTATCAGGTGAGATGATACGGGTTGATTACCCCAACTTAATAAGTGAAACCATCAGGATGTCAGAACTCCTAGTTCACAATCTGACCACTAAGAATCGGGTGAGGCGGTTCGGGTTAAACACCTCAATCCAAAGGATGAAATTTAAACCCCCAAGTAACCTTGGGGGTTTTTTATTTTATCTAATATTTATTGATATGAAAATTATATTAACTGAGAATAAGTTAGACGCATTAATTGAAAAATACGGTGTATTTAAAACCATTAGAAATATTGGTGGGTATAAAAATTTTGATAAAATATACCCTGATTATTTTTATTCTGAAGGTTCAATAAATAGAGAACGTGTTATTAATTTCTTAAATGAATGTGTTGAGGTTAATTATAAAAGAGATAATGAAACAAATATTTATCTTCACGACTATTGGGAAGATATCTTATATCAATCTTGGAGTGATTATAATGAAGATGCTGGTAGAGATTTTCAGTATGAATCTAGAATAATGTCTATTAGTACTGATGTTGCACATTATGAAGTGTGGGAATATGATGAGGAAGGTGAAATGTTTGACGAAACTTACGATTATGGTGACATACCTTTAAATAGATTAGATACTAGGTTTTTAAGTAAAATATTTGGGCAACTTTGGGGGGCATTTAAATTATGAAGTTATTAAAATTATTATCGACATTAATTACTGAGAGTAGGTTATTTGACAGATTTGTTGTCAACGGTCTTGTTGTTGATGTAACCAGCACTCGTGAATCTGATGTTGCGGTAATGGATAACACAACATTCGGTAGAGTTCCCAAAGAAGAAATATTAGAATCAATGAGAGATATCATTGAGATTATAGTGACACAAGGATTGGTGGTATTAGATACTTGTGAAAGAAGATGTGGTTTATTAGTTAGTGATTATTCAATGGGGTTTGATTACCAACTTTGGGTAACAATGAAGACTAACAAGTTAGAGTTAAAGATTAACACATCAATCAAACATCCAAAACAATTATTCAACGATAAATTCAAAACAAGACGTGTTATCGTAACTAAAGACGGTGAGACCGTTATCAAAGAATCGTTAGAACATTATCGTTCAGTTAAAATAGGAAAAAAAATCGTTTATTTTATAGACTAAATCGTAAATTATCCATAACTTTAGTCATAAAAAGATATGACAATAAATGTTATAGCAAAGTTCGATTTGGAGTCGTCTTTGTATGAAGCAAAACAAAGATGTTTTTGGTTTATTGATGGTATCGGTAAACACGGGTTAAGTGTTGATATGTTTAGTCAAATGTCAACCGAAACTATTTGTGAAATCTACAATGTGGATATAAGTTATTTTAGATTAAATACTAACGATTATGAATAAACATAGAATAAACATTGTTAACAAACAGGGTAGTAAGTTAATACATAAGAACAATTTGGATAGTTGTTTGGAACATTTATCAATTGCTCATTTCCATCTGTCAAAACATTTAAGAGGTAGGAATGATATGGGATTGTTAACTAACATATTGAACTCATCATATGAGATAAAAAAACATTTCAAATAATGAATGGATAAAAAGATTGGATTTACGTGTTCCTGTTTTGATTTATTTCACGCAGGGCATATTATGATGCTTAAAGAAGCTAAAAGTGTTTGTGATTACTTAATAGTTGGTTTACAGAGTGACCCCACGTTAGACAGACCTGAGAAGAATAAACCGGTTCAAAGTATAGTTGAAAGATTTATTCAATTGGATGCTTGTAAGTATGTTGATGAGATTGTGGTGTATGCGACAGAAAAAGATTTAATGGACGTATTGTTATCGTATCCAATTAATGTTAGGGTAGTTGGTGAAGAATATGCTGATGTGAATTTTACAGGAAAAAATTTGGACCATATTCAAATCTACTATAACAAAAGACGACATTCATTTTCAACAACTGAATTAAGAAAACGAGTAATTGAATTATCAAATGGACAAAGTAAGTGATATATTGGTTAAACAATTTTCCTTGTCGGATGAGTTTAAAGATTACATTCAAGATAATATTAATAAATCAGGTTGTTCTAACATTGAATTTTTAGAATTTAATAATGGTTTGTTTGGTGTTTCATTACACGATGGTATAATACTAAATGATACGTTATTAAAATATCCATTATCGTTATGTATTTTCATAATACTACACGAATTAACACACCAATTACAATTTAATAAATATGGTGTTGACAAGATGTATCTTTATTTAAATGATGTGAGTGATGATGAGGTTAGTGAATTCATTTTAAAACAAGAAATCGTTGCTGATAGATTGGCATCACTGAAAATACGTCAATTACAAAAGAAAGGTTTAATTAGTAAAGATTTTACACCAATACAGATTCATAAAAAGGTCGACCCAAAACTTTTTAAACAAAGGATTGTAAATTATAGAAACCTGATGAGAGAACAAAACGTTAGAACACCTGACGATGTTAGTTGTTTTTTTAAATCATTAATATTATATTAGTAAAATGAAAAAGAAAATTGTTGTATTCACAGGTGCTGGTGTTTCAAGAGAAAGTGGTGTCTTGACATTTAGAGATAGTGTGGATGGGTTATGGGAGAATCATAGTATTGATGATGTTTGTACACCGTCAGGATGGAAGAAAGACCGTGAGAAGGTTTTGAATTTTTATAACGATAGACGAAGACAATTACCTACGGTTGAACCTAACTCAGCCCACACAGGTTTGGTTAAGTTAGAAGAGAAATATGACGTAACAATCGTTACCCAAAATGTTGATGACCTACACGAAAGAGCTGGTTCATCTAAGATATTACATTTACACGGTGAGTTGACTAAAGCCAGAGGTGCGATGTATAGTCATAAGACAAGTCCATTGGATAATATTGTGGAGATTGGTTATAATGATATTAACATTGGGGATAAGTGTGAGATAACAGGGTCACAGTTAAGACCCCATATTGTTTGGTTTGAAGAGATGCCATTCAACGTTGAGGAAAGTTATGAATCCATAACTGAATCGGATGTGTTAATCATAATTGGAACTAGTTTGATGATTGGTTATACATTAAATCTATTATCAAGTGTTAGTGATGAGTGTAAGATTTATTACATTGACCCCCAACCTAGTAGATATTTAGACAAGTATGGTAAAAATGTAAATTACATTGAGAAACCTGCGACTGAAGGTGTTGAATTAATTTTAAATGAATTGTTATGAAAAGAAATATACCTGATATGAAGAACCAATTATTGTTCTTTATGGATGATGATAGGACACCTGAAAAGTATGAGGACGCAATGATTAATCTTGAGAAGAAGATTGAGAAAGATATGATTGAGGTTTTCAAAAAAATGGGGATTCACGCAACAGTTAAGACTGATAGATATTCATTACCATATGATTTACAGATTAAGACAACACAATTTGGTGAATCTTATTTGAATGGTGCGTATGAATCAATTAAATTGTATCGTGCGGTATTAAAAAAGATGGTCGATTCTGATTTATATAAGATTAGATTTTTTATATTAGCCGAGGTTGAAGACGGACCTTATATGGGGAAGGTTAATTATTACTTCAATTATTATATTCACTAACTTATGAGAAGATACGAAGATAGACCAATTGAGGAAATTGAATTTGTCAAATACAAGATAGTTGTTGCAACTGAAGAAGACAAGAAAGAATTGGAGGAGGCGTTTGAACACCTTCATTATACTGATTGTGATACTGATAACATTGCGGTTAATCAATTGATACACGAATATTTGACACCTGAAAGAAGTGGAAATCCATTAACGATAAATAACATTGTTGTTAATCCCCACATCTACGCACAGTTAAACGGACAAAAACCTCCGAGGTTACATAGATGATAAAGAAATTGATTTTAAAAGTTGCGTTGTGGTTACATTACAAATTACCTAAACGTAAACGAAAAAGTGTGTGGGAACTTTAAATAATATGGAAGACTTTAAAAAAATATTAAAAGAGATTAGTGAGAATCTAAACAATGTCGCATACGAATATGGTGATTACTCTGATATTGGTAATGAGATTGGATATGTGTTGGGTAAAACAATAACTGATGAACAGTTTGATGATTTTATTACAGGTTTAAAACACGGAATTTCATTATCAAATGGAACTCATCCATAATTTTTATTAATTTTACAATATGGGAGAAAAAAAATTAACATATCACGAGATTAAGGAACGTGAATTGAAAGTTGTTGAGAAGTATGATGACAAAGATTTTGATAGGTATATTAAACTATTGATATTGGCTAAAAAAATCTTCTCTGAAAAAATATTATGGGTTGTTAGTTTCATACCCTTCTTAATTATTTGGGGGATATTTTATTTATTTGGAGCCATTAAATTTGATTTACCAACTATCTTCACTTTTGTTATTTCACATATGATATATTGGATATTTGCTGGTAAGAAAAGTACTCAAAAATTGATTAATGATGTTGTTCCCGAATTAGAAATGGTGATAGATGTGATAATAGAAATTAAAGAAGAACGTTTAAAAAAATAAGATTATGTCAATAGATTTAGATAACCTCAAAAAACATATTGAGGAGTTAAATAAAAAAACTGAAGCGATGATGCAAACTCCTGAATGGGAAGAATATGCGAAATTAAAGACAGATTTTGATGGGTTTGTTGGTCATATGAGACGACGAAGAGTTGATAAATTATACACATACGTGTCTGGATTAATACGAGATGCTGGTTCTCACGATGTTAAAACACGTAGACCTGCTGAAGATAAGATTGAGGAATGGTTGGAACGTCTTGATGGTCACAGAAGTGATTTATATCGTAACGGTCTTAGGAAAGGTTACATTGCTTGTGAATCTAACGTTTTAGATTTATTGTGGGAAATGTTCTGTACGTATGGTATAAAAAGTGATTTTAAAGATACTTTTACCGACGCAGCTTACACCAAATACATCTACACAATGGAAAGGTATTCAGGTCAAGGTGAATATGGGTATCACATACATAAATTAATACAGGTATTATGAGCGAATTAAGTATTTGGAACAAATTAAAGTTACGCATTGGTGCGGTGGCTTTCGGTATATTCATTTGGTCTATGGGAATGACTGATGAAGAATATTTTGAAGCGATTTACGAACAAGAAAAAAGGTTAAAAGAAAAGACCGATGAGTGATAAACTACCCGATAGTTTTGTTGTTGATAGATACAGTAAAACATATCCAACCGAGATAGGTTCACAACCTTTTCGGCCTGACGAGATTGAACTATTTAAACTTGACAAAACTAATAATTTAAAACATTATTACGTATCGAAATTTGATGAGTTAAAAAAAGAATATAATAAACTTATGGAGGATATTCAGATAAATGAAACGATATACCAAGCGAAGTATACCTTTCAACCAACTGTGGGACAAAATTATTATTTGTATTTAAATGATGATAATGAAAAGTTCTTATCAATCATTTCACCAAATGAATGGGGTCGTAGGAAGTTTGAATACTTAGGAACATTTCAGTTACAAACAGATG